AGGGCAGCATGAAGATCATTGCCGACAAAGGCTCTGATCTCCCCCGTGCTGACATTCTGGGTATTGCACTCAGCTCTGTCGCCTTCGAGAAAGGCACCGACACTGTGACTGCATATTCCGCTGAAGGCTATCCAGCCAAAGAGCGTGTGAACGTGCTGTCGAAGGGTGTTGTTTATGTCTTCTCTGCACACGCCATTGCACTCGGTGATGCCGTGCGTGTGTTCCACACTGACTCTGCTTCTGCTAGTTCCAATAAGGGCTATAAGGGCCGTTTTGGCAAGACTGCTGAAGCTGGCAAAACCTTTGCTCTGTCCGGCGCTCGCTGGTTGAGCACTTGTGCCGCTGGTGGTATCGCTCTCCTTGAGATCGACATCCCCGGTGTGACTGCAACCGCCGATACTTGATAGGAGGATTAACTAATGTCTGACATCCGCAACGACGAAGTCGGTCTGTTTCTGGCGAGAGAGCTAGAGACGATCCTCGCTCGTACTTTCGAGACCGAGTACGCCGACATCAAGTATTCTCAGATCCTGCCTATTTCTACTGAAGTAGCCACTGGTTCTGACAGCTTCACATATAAAATCTTCGATGCTCAGGGCAGCATGAAGATCATTGCCGACAAAGGCTCTGATCTCCCCCGTGCTGACATTCTGCGTAAGGAAGTGACCCACCCTGTTCGCAGCCTGGGTGCTTCGTTTGCGTATTCCATTCAGGAGACCCGTGCTGCGGCACAGGTTCCTGGTTTGCAGCTTGAGCAAAGACGTGCGAATGCTGTCCGCCGTGCCTACGAAGAGAAGGTACAGGATGTAGCTTATTTCGGCTCTTCCGCTGACGGAATCGACGGTCTTTTCAACAACGCCAACGTTGATAAGATTGTTCCTAACAAGTGGTTTGATGGCACCATCACCACCGATGAGATGCTGGAAATCCTGAATGAGGGTCCTACCCGCATCATTCAGAACAGCAACATGAAGGAACAGCCCAACACGATGCTGGTTCCTCAGAATGTATATAGGATCATCTCGACTCGTCGAGCCTCTGATGCTTCTGACACAACAGTGTTGGAGTATTTCCTGCGTACCAACCCTTATATCCGTGCCGTTGAGCCCATCAACGACCTGGAAGCTGCCAAGTCTGTCCTGAGCAAGGACCGCATCGTTTGCTATGACCGCAGCCCTGAAAAGCTGCAGCTGCACATCCCTCAAACTTTGGAGTTCCTGCCGCCTGTGCGTCAGAACCTTGAGTTCTCTGTGGCTGCTCATGCTCGCGTTGGTGGTGTGGCTCTGTACTATCCGAAGTCCGCTATCTTCGTGGAGAAGGCTTGATTTAAGCTTCTGCTTTTAAGATCATGATTATTATTTATTCTCCACAGCTTGAAAACCCGCCCCGCGATAAGGATGTATCCCTTGGGTTCTCCATGATCGGCGAAAAGTCGGGTTCGACTGAATATGTGCAGATCAAGAGTGGGGTCAACCGTGACGTTGACCCTGCTACTTGGGAAAAGATCCAACAGATGCCTTTGGTTCCTGACCTTTTGGAGATTGGTGCTCTGAAGGTTCAGGAAGACGTTGAGGTTGTTACTGATGCCCCTACTGCACAGGGTGCTTTGGCCAATAAGCCGGTCAAGGATGCCCTTGAGATGATTAACGCTTCTTTCGACGTTGATCTGCTTAAGGAGTGGGACTTTGCTGAGAACCGCGTCCGTATCAAGAATGCGATTCAGAAGCGTATCAAAGCGATCACTGAAGGAGAAGGCTGATGGCGTGGACCAGCACGACATTTCTGGCGCGTTTCCCTGAGTTCAACAACTTAGAAGCGTCCGTCGTGACTGCCACCATTCAGGAAGCCGAACGTCAGAACGATTCTGATCTTTGGGGAGACCAGTATGATGACGCCGTTTTATATTTAACGGCTCATCTACTGGCATCCCGCACACAAGCTATCGGCCAACAGGTCGGGGTTTCAGGTGCTGTCAGAGTCAATAAATATGTAGGTGCTGCTGGTTACACGCTGGCCGACACAACATACGGATCTGCTTATTTGTTCCTACGGGAGGGCCTGGCCGGAATGACCGGGTTTACTTACTGATGGGCGCATATTCACCGTTTGACAACACGACGCTTGATTTCCATGTTTATTCAAGCTTTACGCTTGATCCAACCACTGGAAACCGCCTTCAAAATACGGTTACCGAGACTTATACCTGTAATGTTCAACTGAGCAATAAGTTCAGCGAGAACAAAGAAGGTATTAACGAGGTCGAAACCCGTTGTACTGGAAAACTTCTTTCACCGGCAACGTTTAGTTCAAAGATCAAGGTTGGCATGGTTGCTGACGCCACTGTGAATGGCGTCGAAGGTAAGCTTCGCCTACTGGATATGGGTTCTAACACTCTTGTATTTGCAAGGGCATCTCAATTCCAAGATTTCTCTGGGATATTTGAACAGACCGGCGCGGCATCCTAACGATGGCGAGAGACACTCAACCTAAGGATTTGGAGCGTAAGTTTCGCCGAGCGGTTGATAAGGCGCTCGAAAAGGTTGCGGATGAATTCAATGGTGAGTTCCAGAATGCAATCACCCGTCCTATTTGGAGTTGGCCCCGTCCTACCAAAAGAAAGAACGGTCAAGTGGTCGAATCCCCACGGGACATCGTGGATCTAGGTACTCTTAAAGGAAGTCAAAAGCGCGAGAAATTAAATTCTGAGACCATTCAATGGACTTGGGAGGTCGATTATTCGGCGATTGTCCATGAGGGTGGCGCGTTAAAAAGCGGTGAATCTTATCCCAAACGTCCGTGGACTGAAACTGCCGAAAAAGCTGTAAAGCCCTTAGATAGCTTTGCAGATATACTTAGGAGAGAGTTAAATGGCTAGTGTATCTCAAGTACGCGGTCTAATTGACTCAACTATCGGATCCTTTCTAGGAAACTATAATCTCCCTGATGGCTCCGCATCCCCCGCCCTTTGGGTTAGGGGAACACAGCAAGTTCCTAAGGACTGGACTATCACGGGCACCGAATGTGTGATCGATGAGGTCCCGACTGCAAGGAATACGCCGACAATGTCCCAGGCTGTATTTATACAGGAACTTTGGACAGTAACTTTAACAAGTTACGATACAACTCAAAGCCTGGCACCATTACGGTTGCTTTTACTTCAGGCGTTTCCTGATATTGAGGAAGTGACCCATACTCCTCAAACAGATATTTCATTTGAGACACTGAAAGTAACTATCCCCGACTATTTAACCCACACTGAGATAGGCTAATGGCTCAACTTCCTGGATCTGCTTTTCTTAAAGGGCGTGATCGTCTTGTCCGCATCTCCAATACCGGCGGTGCTCGCGCTGTGCCCGCGAGTCATGGCGATGGAGATCCTAACGCCGCTTACACAATCCCGTCCGATAATTACTCCGGTACGAAATTTATCAAGGGTCTGACGAGTGCTGAGTACACTCCTGCCCCTACATCTCAGGAATTCTTCCTGATGGGAGACGACGGATACCGCGACAGCGTCGGCGTCACGATGGCCGGTGAATTGGCTTGTACCGCATTTTTCATCCAGTGCCTGACCAGTGGATCTGCCAACCAGTCGATCGATCTGGCTCTTGCTGAGATCATGAAGGCTGAGAACGACCCTGATATTGAATTGTTTGTCGAGTGTCTGACCTATCTGGGTCTTGAGACCACCAACCATAAGTACAACGTCCGTGCATTCAATGCTTGCGTGACTAACACCTCAGAGTCTGCGGCATCTGATGGCGTGATTGAGTACAGCTGGACTTTCCAAAGCCGTGGTCAGATTTTCGTCGGCGAGTTCGACGGTGGCACGACTAAGCTCGATGTTTACTCTTGATTTACTTAAGTCTGTAGACGAAGAGTCATATTTTATTAGTTGTAAGGTGAAAGGTGAATTACTTGAGGTCGGGGCGGTTTATATCGCCCCTTTCTCGCAGTCGCCTATGGAGCTTAGAAGTTCTGAAGGTGTTACGTTGACTGTAGAAATTCCCAAAAATGCAGCCAATCAAGAATTTGAGATGGTTGCTGCGGATACATCTTTTTTCATACTATGAGCAAGTATTCACATGCCTTCTTTGGTAAGAAGGAGTATTACGAGATTCTTCCATTTCGGTTCCCGATTTACAAGGATCTAGTAGCCGGGGAGGTTGAAGGTATTGAGGATGTGGGCCGTAAGCAAGCGCGTCACACCTATGCGTTGTTGAAGATCGCCAAGGACATCTCAGAGAAGCGTGACATCCCGGTTCAGGAGGCGTTGGAGGCACTCTCAGACGCTGAGTCAAACGAGGATATTTTGTTTGAGTATGTGGATGACCTTGCGGACATTCAGACCAATAGTCAGTCGCTGTCTGAGCAGAAGATCGAGACTGTGACCTTGTTCATGAAGTACAGGGCTGAATTCAAAGAGAAGAAGCTTTGGGTCCAGACGGCGGACTGGGAAGTGTCTGATACCCGTGCGATGCCAAGCCGTCTACTTGATGAGATTTACCAGTTTGTCGAGTGGGAGCGTAATGGTTGGCCCAGCGAGGATGACGATCAGGGGGAAGATGAGGGAAACTAACCCTTGAGGTTGCAACAGCCCGGATTCAGGCTCTCCGGGAGTACCTTGCGACCTCACCCATTAACCTGCTGAGTGTTTATACGGAGTTCCAGTCCTCTCCGGCTTCATCAGGTGTCAGCCGGGATGATTTCTTGCGATTACCAACAAGGACGATCTACGAGGTCATCCGGCTTAGCGGGGACCGTGACAAGCGTCTCGCCAATATCTATTCACTGAGTACCGCACGGCTTGCGTCGATTGTAATTTCGATTGCCCAGAGTGTCGGTGGCAAGAAAGCAGAGCCACCGGACATTGATAAGTTGATTCCATTCCCATTAGATCCTGAATCTGCCCGGGCTATGGATGAGACAAATGAGGTGTATAAGAAGCTTATTAGGCAGCGTAAATTACCGATCCATGTTATTGCGGCGCTGAAGAAGGTAATCAGTTAGCGATAAAATTAAATTACGGCTAGGGATCACTGTGGCTCAAGGTCAATTTACATATACTCTGACCGTTGACAGCCGTCAGTACAAGCGTGAACTGGCGCAGGCATCGAAGGTTGCCACAAAATTAGCCGGTGATTTATCAAAAAGCCTTAAAAGCCAGCAGACATCATTAAGTGACTTAGGGCGGAAGCTACAGACTACGCAGCGGCAATTCCAGAATCTATCTGGCGCTGTAAAGGCATTTCCTGGAGTAGCGAAGGGTAACGAGCGAGATCAGGTATATCTAACTCAGCTTGCTCAAAAGGTTCAAGAAGCTACAGCAGCTTTCTTTGAGGGTGAGAAGGGTGTAAGGAAGTACCAAACAGCGCTTGGAAGGCTAACGAAGATTGATGCTTCACAGATTAGAAGAGCGCAAGTCATTGCGGACCCTGCGAAGGCCCGTGATGATTTAAGCGCCCAGAACAGAAGAAACAGAGAGCGTCTACTTACCCTTAATAAGATTTCTGAGCAACTGCGTGTTGCTACATCTGAACAGAAACGGCTGAACCAAGCTGGACTTGATACATCAAAAGTTGATCTACAGGTTGCCAGACTTGTATCTACCCATGTCCGACTAAACGGTGCTCTTGATAGAGGAGTTGCATCAGCAGCCCGTCTGGAAGCCGAACTAAAGGATGTAGCTCGCCAACAGAAGATACTTGGGTCAACGCAGTACCAATCTCCTATTGGCCCTGCTGCTCCGAGAAGAGGCTTCAGGGGTAATACAGGTCGCCGTGCTGCGATTGGTGGACGCTTATCCAGCATGGGCGGCGGAGCAGGCGCTGTAGGCGCTGCTTTAACGGGCGGAATCGCGGGTCTTGCCGCTGTAGTTGCTGGCAAGGCCACGGAAGCTGTAATGGCGCTAGGCCGAGCGGTTGGTCAATATGCCACCGATGCTGCAACAGCTGCTGCTGAGACGTCGAAGATGCGCTTGGCCCTAGCCGGTGTCGTAGGTGAAGAGGCACCCGAACTTTTTGGTGAAATCAAAAAAGTCGTAAGTGACTTCAATGTTCCACTCCAGGATGCGACTACAAGTTTTACTCGCTTTGTTTCTTCTGCCAAGGCGTCAGGCGTTGAGAGCGACGACATTGTCAAGTCATTCCGCGGCTTAATTGCAGCAAATAAAGCTCTGGGAGGCAGTCAGGAACAGGCGAATGGCATTTTGCTTGCTGCAACTCAAGTCTTCGGTAAGGGTAAAGTAGCAGCCGAAGAATTGAGGGGCCAAATCGCAGAAAGGCTTCCTGGTGCCGTGTCAATGATGGCCCAATCGATGGGTATCAGCACGGCAGAACTCGACAAACGTCTTGAGGAAGGCACCGTATCTGTCGCTGACTTTGTCAAATTTACAGCCGAAGAATTAGGCAAGTTTGAGGAAGATGCTAAGAAAATTTCTAAGAGTCCAGAAGAAGCTGGTCAACGCTTAGCAACACAGCTCGACCTTCTGCAACGCAGTGTGGGAATGTTGCTCGCGCCAATCGGCGCAGCATTTCAGACCACCTTTGCAATCATTGTCGGCGCAATCAACTCTGGTATTGAAGCGCTCAATCGCTTTTTGGGACTGACTCCCGAAGCAGCTGTCGAGAAAGCTGAGGAAGCACTTGAGGCACGCCGTCAAGATTTCATTGCTGCCAGGTCAGGAAAAGGAAAGCTTGTCAATCTTGGTCAGCAAGGCAGTGCGCGTCGTCAAACACTTGCTGAAGCTAGGAACGAGTTTCAAGACGCCATAGACACTCTTAATGAAGCTAGGAGAAGACTCGGCCAAGGCTCAGGGACGATTGAGAAAGGCGAATTAGTAACTGCTGAAGATCTAATTAAAAACAGAAAAGGCAAGGGTAAA